ATTGGGAAAAATGTTTTAACTGTGCAAAAAAATGTCCTTGTGGTAAAATTATCACAAAGAAATGGGAAAAATATGATACTTGTTTTGAATGTGCAAGGAAATGTCCCTGTGGCAAAATCATCACAGGAAAATGGGATGCATGTTGGACTTGTTCACAAAAGAATTCTCAAAAAAATTCTTGAAATCTTAATCCATTGGTATTTTTCCCTCTGTTTCAATTTCATATATTCATTATACTTCGAGCGATTATTAACAACCCACTTTTTGTGATGATTAGCATGGTTCTTATGTTGAGGCATTCTATATATATTATAGATACTATATTTAAATTGTTTATAGACATTCTTAAAACAATTTAAATATAATTTATGATCATATAGTGTAATGGATTTCGAATTCATCAAAACAAATTTTAACAGCATAACAAGCGTGTACGATATCTATCATGCATACCAGTTCGAAAAACGAACATTTATAAGACTAGAGGACTTTATAGAATTACTTCATACGAAATATGAAGTCATTTCAAAACGTAAGCAGTTCAAAGGTATACGGTATACAAAATATATTATAGTGACCCCTTAATATTAAGATAGACGAATATAGTTAAAATCGTAAGAACCAGTAGTAATCACGTAAGCATTGTAAGTCCCAGAATTCGTAACCGATGCCGATAGACGAATAACAAGTGGATTAATGCCATCACTTAAAAAAACTCCTGACATACTAGGGGTGACGTATCCCATATTCGCATAATTATAAGGCGCAACTACTATACTGGAACATATAACTTCTCCTGTAGACTGAAATGATGAACCAATCCAGCATGTAACTGAACTAAATTGGTTTGCTTGATTCGTGGTAAGCATATAAGGAGAGTATGACAAAAAATAAATTCCTTTAGGCAAAACCTCTTGAAACATAGTATGAACTATATTACCAGGCAAATTAGTTTGGGATAAATTGTATTGATGCACTTGAATCACATTTCTAGTACTTGCGAAACTCATAATATAATACAATATTTTTATTTTGTATTTCATGTTTTTAAACCTTGATAAGTTGAAGAGTTCCAGTCCAAGTAACAGGTTTATTAATGGTTGCAGTCGAGGCATATAGATAAATCTCAAAAGCATTAACTACCACTCCGGCCATATTAAAATTATAGTCAGTATTAGCAGACACATCATTCTTCAAGACATTCACTATTTTTTCACTTGGTGTAGATATACCAGTTCCTATTTTGATGTTAGACGAGGTAAAGGTCGTCCCTGTACATTTCAACTCAAGTGATAAAGAATATATATAAAATCCTTCACCTGTATAATTTAAAATCGTTTCGCCTATAGTCGATGAGCCAGAGCCTGATATACTATAATTCATAACTTGGCCGAATTGTTGAGATTGAACGGAAGCAAACGACATAGTTTATCCGTATATTTTATTTTTTTTATGTAAGTTTTAACAATCTGAGTTGAATAAAATAATTCGTCTCATCTCTATACTTTTGTTTTATTTCAAATAGTCCAGTCTGGGCAACACCTGATAGGGTGCGTGTAAAATCGGCAACGTTGGGCGTTTCCTCCAACTTTAAATTCCCGACTCGCATATCGCTATCTGCGTTAGGCGCTTGTCCATCAATTTCAAAAATACATGTAAATGCATAATTTCCAGTAAGTTCAATACTATACACAGTCTGTAAAGTACCTGCTATAGTGCGCCCTACTAATCCAGTAAGTGTAGGCACTAACGTTTGTTGTCCAATGACTGAAGCATAACTCATAGTAAAACATGAGAAAATAAAAAAAAATAGGATGTTTATTTATGAAAGCAGGTTCTCTTGGTAAAAAGGCGACAAAACTATTTGTTGACGCTTCGTATAATGATGTAAACAAGATTGGAAAATTTGAAATAGACCCTGAATTATCAACTAAGCGGTCTAAAGTGTATGTAAATCCCAGTGGAAAGGTGGTTGTAGCACATCAAGGCAGTAAAACAGTCTCAGACTGGACAAAATATAACCCAAGCATCCTGCTTGGTAAATATAAGAATACAAAACGCTATAAAGACATTGAAGATTTGCAAAAAGAAGTCAATGCTAAATATGGAAAAAGTAATGTCCAAACAGTCACACATTCACAGACTGGAGTTGCCTCACGCCTTCTCGCTAAAAAGGGACTTACAGAATCCGGGCAATCAGGCACTTTGAATCCTGCTATACTCGGTCGTAAACCCAAGGGGTTAAAGGTATATCGTTCGAGCGGTGATATTGTGAGTGCTTTTACGAAACTTGATCCTGGAGATGTGACCATTCAGGCGAAAACATACAACCCAGTAACTGAACATGGGACATCGGTGCTGGAAGGAGGTAGTCAGTTTGACCTAGAACCCAAGCGGTATTTATAAAGTTTAGGAAGTCTTTGTGCTTCTTACTGCGTTCATGTTGTGTTTTACAATCTATTCTACAAACTGACCCACAAATACAGGTAATTTTTTCTTTTCTTTTTTCCTGTATTGCTTCTTTATGGTCTTGATAATATTGTTTTTTCTGTTCTAAGAGGTCTTCTTTATTGTCTTGATAGTATTCACGTGATATTTTATTACATTCTTCTTTATTGGTGTGATGATATATATGTCTTTGTTCTTTTATTTCTTCTTTGTGGTCTTGGTAATATTCTTCTTTTGTTCTTCCAGCAATACATCTATTTACGCAGTCTATTTTGCGTTGGTATTCTCCTTCCATTCTATGTAAATGAGTTTCTGTTTCAAATTCGCCTTCATAGATAAGTTCAATTGTGTGTTCGTCCTTTAGAACTTCATAAGACGTAATATAGCATTGTTTCCCATCTAAATAATATGTATAATCTTTACGATGTCTAAGCAATCTTTGTTCCAAAGTTTGAGTAGTGCTTCCTATATAAGTCTTATCTTTAGAAGAGATTTTATAAACTCTTCCAATCATCAATATATATACTTCAAAAACTATTAAATCAATTTTTTTATCTTTTACTATAGTATGAGTTACTTGAATGAAACGAAACGTGACAATCAACCAGATAACCTTTATTTCGACCTTTTAATAACAAATAGTTCAAGTACTACTACAAAACCACAGCCATTTAGTTATAATGAGAACCGAGCCATACCATTCATCATGTGTCCAGAACTCTATGAACTGAGTGTAACTCGTTTTACAATTGACACTGGTCTAGTTCCAGTTTTCATTCCTACTATAGAACCAAATCAAGCAGATAAAGATTTGACTGCTTATTCAGTAACACTTACTTATGGAGCATTTCAGGAAGAAATTCCAATCACATGGATACCTCAGGATAAGAGTGCATCTATTCCTCCACCTCCGTCACAGTGCTACAATGGTCATGCTAACCTAGATACTGGTTACTACAATTGTTATTCATATACCTATTTTTGTTATTTGGTCTATGAGGCGCTTGTTCTAGCACACACAAGCCTTAAGGCACAATTGACTTCTGCAGGAAATCATGCTCTAGATGGGTCGCTCTATGCACCCATTATTACATGGGATTCATCCTCAAATAGCGCTGTCATCTACGCAAATGTTGATTACTTTGATGTGAGCGAAACCAATCACATTGGGATTTATTTTAATGCCCCTCTATTCAGTCTCTTTTCATCTTTCCCCTCTAGTTATCTAGGGTACACAGGAGTCACAAATGGAAAAAATTATAAACTTTCAATCACAGATGTAGGAGGGACAAATAGTCAAACGATTACCGTGCCTCGAACCACGACGACCTGGACCGCTATTACTCTGTATCAAGAGTATGCAACGACTGAAACATGGTCTCCCATTACGGCTATCGTGTTCTGTAGTAACACATTGCCTATTGTTCCAACTCAAGTTAGCACTCCATTTATTTATGATGAGAATAGTTTGCAGAAAATACAAGGGTCAGACTCTGCCACGAGTAACATTATTACGGACATTGTTTCATCAACTGGACTATATAGGCCCAATCTTGTTTATAGTCCAACGGCAGAGTTTAGGAGAATTTCTATGACAGGCAATACTCCTTTAACGAATATAGATTTACAGATTTACTACAGGTTAAGGACTGGGCATTTGATTCCATTTACACTAAATTCTGGAGGATCTGTTACAGTTAAACTATCATTCTTTAAGAAATAAAAAACTGGTTTTAAAAATATATTCTAAAGTTAGTGTATGAGCGACTTTCAGACAACCCTTGTCACCGATTCAACTATCCATGATGTAACCCCAGATCTTGAGTACGGAGTGAAATCAGGGGCATCTAGCACTACCTATCAAAGTTTCCCTGCATCTAGCCCTAGCAATTCATCTGTTACATTCTCAATTCAAGTTCCATCGGAGAATATTATTGTGGGACGTGATGTCCTTTTAACCACTGGCCTCTCCTTTACGGTGAATGTTGGTGCAGGGGTGGCATCTGGCTCATCGGCATTTAATTATGGTCTAACGGACGCACTACAAGCATTCCCATTCGCTAGTATTATGAGCACTGCTCAGGCCACGATTAACAACACTACCGTTTCGGTGAGTCTTCAGGACATACTCCCGAGTCTTCTTTGCATGACTGACCAAACCGACCTCATGCACTACAACGGTATGACTCCAAACTACCCAGACCGAAACTTCGCCTACTACTCTGACCAGGCTGGAGTGGCGACCAATTCCAACGTCCTTGGTTCTATCCTTAATGCATCATATGATACTGCACAGTTGCCTCGTGGATGCCATCCGTGTGTAATTCAAATTGATAGGTATGTCAATGGAGTTTACACTGACCATAGTAATATTTCTACTTCGTCTACTACTAATACCTGGAAAGTGAGCATCCAAACAGTTGTGACGGAGCCAATTTTCCTAAGTCCATTCATCTTTGGAAAACCAAGCCACAACTGTCAGGGCCTATTGGGCATTAATAACATGAGTCTTTCATTCAATATTGACTCTACTCTTAAGCGTCTATGGTCGGCAACTACTAAAGGAACTGCGACCATTACGGTATCTCCTGGTGTAGCACCTTATGGAGCGACGGCAAACCCTAACCTTTTTACAAACACTGTCCAAGTGGGTCTTGTAACTCAGCCATCAACTCCTACACTTTTGCTAAAGTTTCTTTCATCTCAGCCATCACAACTTCTTAAGAGTAAGAACGTTGTTCCCTACATGGATTATCCTAGGTTTATTACTGGGTCGGCTAATACTAGTTCTATTACGGCTGGGTCTAGTTCAACTGTTATCTCTTCCAACGTGCAGTTGAATCAAATTCCAGATTTGATTATTATCAACGTAAGGAGACCAATGGCAACCCAAGATGCTAATGATACTTCAGGATTTCTTAAAATCAATACTATTAGTATCAATCTAAATAACCAGTCTGGGCTCCTTTCGTCAGCAACTGCATACGATTTGTGGCGAATGAGTGTTCGCAATGGGTCTACACAGTCATGGACTGAATTCTCAGGAATGGCAAATGCCAACGTAACGGCTGGTAATGGTTCAATCTATAGCATGATTGGTTCACTTCTTGTTATTGACCCAGTTTATGATTTGTCTCTCCCTGATTATATCAGTTCGGGATCAGCAGGCCAATATAATCTTCAGTTCTCAGTAAATGTGAGCAATCAGTATGCTGATACCTTTGCTCCTGAAATGGTTACTATTTGCTGTAATAGTGGAATCATGGTCACGAACCAGGGCAC